GGCGAGGTTAAACTTCACAAAGTCAGTTCCTATGTCCTTAAGAAAATGTCTGAAAAGCTCAAAAGCGGAAAGGCGCCGAGCTTTACGATCATCACAAAAGTAGATGATCCGAGCGCAATTGGTGCTGAGAGAGTGGCTCTTTATGACTGTAAGTTTGATAAGGCGATTCTGGCAGACTGGGAGAACAAAAAGAGCGGTGAGGAATCCTACAGCTTTACCTTTGAGGACTGGGAACTTCTTGACGTGACGAAATAAGGAGGAAAACATGGGAAATAAATTAATCGACATTCTGATGGAGACAGATCCGGAGAAGTTAGAACGAAATTCTACGCACGACATCGAAATCAAGCGCCTGAGCAAGGTGTTTGGTGCACCGTTCCTGGTAACTGTAAAAGCAGTTCCGGGAGAGCGGTACTCAGAACTTGTCGGCAGCATGATTGATGGAGAAGGCAGTACGGATTTCTCAAAAGCATACGGAGCAAATCTGAAAGTGGCAATGGAGGGAATTGTCTCTCCGGACGTTAAAAACAGAGACCTTCAGAAACACTTCGGATGTGCTACTCCGAAAGATTTGATGGAGAAGCTCTTTAACGGTGGCGAAATCACAAAGATTGCTGATGCTGTCACAGATATGAGCGGATACGGAAAAGACCCTGAGGAAAAAGTAAAAAACTGATTTACGCGGACAGTGAAGTAAATAGGATGTACATCCTGTTCCGCGATAAAAACTGGAAGCCCTCCGACTACTACTCCCTTCCAAGAGGGGAGAAGATAGTCGTGGGGGCTTTTCTTCGTCAGGAAGTAGAAGAACGGATAAAGGAACAAAAACGATTGGAAGGAGGCGGTAGATAGTGAGCAGAGTGATTGATGCAATTATCCAGCTGACGGATAAGTTCACAGCTCCGATGGGGAATACAATGAAGGCTATGACTGAGGCTACTGCCGAAGGCAATCGAATGCGAAAAAGTATTGAAAAAGCAGGTAAAAAAATCGAATCGGTTGGAAAAAGCCTGACCGCATCGGTGACGATGCCGGTTATTGGTGTTGGTGTTGCCTGCGGAAAGATGGCATCAGATTTTGAAAATGGCATTGCAAAGGTATCAACCATTGCCGACACATCTGTGATGAGCCTGGATGCTATCAAAAAAGGCACGATTGATTTATCAAATCAATTAGGTGTTTCTGTTGCTGAGATTTCAGAAGCACAGTACAGTGCAATTTCTGCAGGTGCCGCAACCGAAAACTCGCTTGGACTGGTAGGAACTGCGGTAAAAGCAGCGAAAGCCGGATTTACCGACACAGCAACAGCTATTGATGGATTAACAACCGTCTACAACTCTTTTCAGGGTAAAGTTGACTACAGCAAGCTGTCTGATCAGATGCTGCAGACGCAGAACTACGGTAAAACGACCTTTGGAGAGCTTGCTTCCTCTATCGGCCAGGTAACTCCGATTGCCAACTCTCTGAACGTTTCAACCGACGAACTCTTTTCGAGTATCGCTGTGCTTACTAAAAACGGTATTCAGACAAGCTCTGCAATCACCGGATTGAAGGCAGCCTACTCAAACATCCTGAAACCTACTTCTGATGCATCCAAGATGGCACAGCAGCTAGGACTTGATTTCAGCGCGACACATCTGCAGGCTGTCGGATGGTCGAAGTTCATGGAAGAAGTCAAGGATAAGACAAACGGAGACTCTGAGGCGATGGCGAAGCTGTTCGGTTCTGTTGAGGCTCTGAACAGCATGACGGTTCTTGCTGGTGCAGGATTTGAAGATTTCACAAACTGTCTTGGACAGATGAATGGGGCTGCAGGCCTTACTCAGCAGTCCTATGAGAAGATGCTGACTCCTGCGGAACGGTGGCAGATGGCGCTGAATAAGATTAAGAACGCAGGCATACAGGTCGGCGAAAAACTCTTGCCGGTATTTGAGAAAATAACCGGAGTTGTCTCACAGTATGCAGATAAATTTGCGAATATGTCCGATGAGCAGATCAACAAGATTATTAAGATTGCCGGAGTAGCTGCCATGATCGGACCAGCAATCACTGTTTTTGGAAAGATGGTAACAAGCTCTTCCAAACTTCTTGGTGTGTTTGCAAGAGTCAGTAAGGCGGGCGGAGTGTTAAAGATAGCATTTGCCGCCATTACTGGCCCGGTCGGAATTGTGGTTGCTGCTATAGCAGCGCTGATTGCGATTGTCTTGATTGTGCGCAAGCACATGGATGTGTTTAAGCGGTCGTTAACTGCGCTGTCTCCGGTGTTTGGAAGCATCAAGGGTCACTTGCAAAGTGTGGCTGAAAAATTCAGGAGCTTGTGGGGAACTGCCGGGCCGATTGTGACAAAATTGGCGCACATCCTTGGAATTGTTCTGACTGCGGCTGTCGGTGGATTGGTTGGATTTGTGTCAAATTCCATTAACACAATTTTGTCTGTGATGGATGGCCTCATGACAGCACTGCAAGGTATTATAGATTTTGTAACTGGAGTTTTCACGGGAGACTGGGAGCTCGCTTGGAGCGGATTGAGCGGTATTGTGTCTGGCGTTGCAGAAAGTATCGTGTCGGTCATGAAAGGGGCTGTCAACGGTCTTATTTCTGCCATTAACGGATTCCTGGGAGGCTTAAACGGAATTAAGATTCCGGATTGGGTTCCGGGAGTCGGAGGAAAGGGATTCAGTATTCCGCTTATCCCGCAGCTTGCAAAAGGTACTGACAACTGGAAAGGCGGACTTGCTCAGGTTCATGAGCGCGGTGGTGAGATCATTGACCTGCCGAAGGGAACTAGAGTATATCCGCATGATGAGAGTATCCGCAAGGCAAGACAGGAAGGTTCTTTGAGTGTTCAGATTGCGAAGCTGGCAGATCAGATTGTAGTAAGAGAGGACGCGGACATTGACCGGATTGCAGACGCGCTGCTTCGCAAGATTAAATCCGCATCCGGAAACATGGGAGGTGTTAGTGTTGCAGGTATGGCTTAAGGGTTCAGGCGGCCGGGTGCGAATCCCGGTTCTGCCGTCAGAATATACAGTAACATCAGAGCAGGATAACACCTCCGTTACTGTGTGCAACCTGGGAGAGGTCACTCTGAGAGGCAAGCGGAAGCTGCAGCAGATTAGTTTTTCCAGCTTCTTCCCAGCACATTATGACTCTGGCTATTGCGATGTACGCTCTCAGAGTCCGATCGCTATGGTAAAGAAAATTGAAAAAATGAAACGCGCCGGGAGTGTGAAACTGATTATTACCGGGATCCTGTCTATGAAAGTGACCATCGAATCGTTTGAATGGGGAGAGAACGATGGAACAGGGGACATTACCTATACGCTTAGTATGAAGGAATATCGGACGGTCAGCATCCCGGCGTCAGTGCTGGTGAAAGAGCAGCCAGCACAGCCAGCGGCAGCCGGAAGCGACGGGGGAACATCCGGAAGGGATCAGCCGGAGACGACTGGAACACAAAGCTACACAGTCAAATCTGGTGACAGCCTGAGTGCTATTGCCAGAAAACTGACCGGATCAACCAATTGGCAGACGATTTATGAGCAAAATAAAGCGGTGATCGGCAGCAACCCCAATATGATTAAACCGGGGCAGGTACTGACAATACCGGGGGCAAAGACATGATTTTACAGTTGATTAAAATGCAGGAAAATATGCAGTATGACATATCTAAAGCGGTGGATTCCGTCGCGTGGTCTGGCAG